GAGAACGCTTGAAGCGTTTCTACCCCGATCACTATTCACTCATCCTTCAGAGAATGACCAAGGATTGGAATACGGCAGACGCAGCCGCGGATGTGCTCTATTCTCCTTGCAAAAAGGATGCTTTAGTTGTGGCATTCACTTGGGCTGATACGCCTGAAGGCTACGCGTTCTGGAAAGAACTCGCTAAGAGGGAGGATAAGCAATGAGCTACATCTATGGGCTGAACATCCTCGCCGATAAGCTCCGTGGCTCACTCTCACCTCTAGGCACTAGGCTCAAGACCCTACGCTTCGATTGGAACGGAGTGAAGGGAACACCACGCCTTTACGAAACCTATCGTGGCTATAGGCGCAATGCCTCTCGCGATATCCGCAAGGCACAGCTATGGAGTAGGCGCCATGACTCCTAGAAGCGCAGCCATTCACCTCGCTCAATCCTCCCTACGCCTCTTTCTTACCAGAGGCATCACTGAATACTCCCTCAAGTGGCGCTACTCTGAAGGCAGGTGGGATGTCTACTCCCTTCAAGTAGACCAATGGCACATCCTTATCTCCGACAGTGGCAGGATACTCTACGCCATGCCCTACAAGGAGCCAACTAGTGCCTGAGTGTGTTGCGGTGCACCATCACGAAAATGTGATTTGACCCAACACCAGCGATGTGCTAGACTACTGGGGTTGGAACATAAAGGAGCTTACGCCGGGCAGCCTTAGGGCTTACCCGGCTTAAGCCAGTAGGAGAGGTCATCTCTCCTTCAGTGAGCCTTGTGGCCTAGGAGGCACCAATGGTCTAGCCCGTCTGCACTACTCGGCACAAGGGGATGCTGTGGTAAGCCGACTGCACAGCTAGGTCGATAATAAGAGCGAATTGCTGAAACCCCATCGCGAGAATAATCGCTTTACGGCCAGCAGCGAAAGCTTACTGGCCACTCTAGGTGAGAGAACCATAGATCGCTCTCGGTGCCCCTAGGGGATGAGGAACGCGGTAGTGTGATCTCAGCTTAGAGACGTCAGATGAAAGGACTATAGCAATGACTGACGCAACAGCAGGTGAAGCCAGCGTTACCCTGAAGATTAAGCTGAAGGGCGGTGTTGGTGAAGTGGAGGTTGATGCCTCCAAGATCGTTGACATGGATGTGTACCAGTACATCTTCCAAGTCGGCCTTGAAACGATCATCAACAAGGTCGGTATGTCCAAGATCGCCGCGGGGATCACCAAGGCGGAAGGCGAGGACAAGGCAAAGCGCTCTGCGGATATCATCGAACAGGCCCAGAAAACTATTCAGGCCATGTATGATGGCGATCTGAAAGGCGCGAAGGCAACGTCCAAGCGCACCGGTGCGACCCAGACCGAGGCTATGCGTCTCGCGAAGGCACTGGTCAAGGACACTCTGCGAACCAATGGCTACAAGATCAGCGCTTTCGACGCGAAGGAAATCACAGCCTTTGCGAAGGAAGTCCTTGCAGCCAATCAGGACCTCTACAAGCGTGCAGAGGAGAACCTCAAGGCTCGGGCCGAGTTGCCCGTCAAGGGTCTCAGTGTCGCCTCTATGCTCGGTGAGCGTACTGGGGATGAGACCTTAAAGGCCAAGCCGAAGGTTCCGCCGAAGCCCAAGGCAAAGGCGAAGGATGTTATCTCTGCGGCTCAGGCCGGAAAGGTAGCGCCTCGCGCCAAGCCCACGGGAGCGACCGCTCACTAACGTAGGACCAGCCCCTACACCCTGAATGAGCAATGACCGCGAGTACGCAAGACGTTGTGTGGCAACACAATTGATCTACTCCACAAATGGTCAGGATCATTCAGGGATACCCTTTCGCCTCCAGCCGAGGCAACCCCGAAGCACCCATTGGTATATCCAACAGGGCCTTCGGGGCCTCTCTTTCCTAAAGACGCAGGGAATAAGCCCTGAGTAACGGAGAAAAAGTCATGTCACAGCCTGATATCAATTCCTTCTTAAGCTCAATGGTTGAGGCCAAGCGCGCCTTGGACGCGGAGCCGCAGTACCAAGCCCGCATCCGTGAGCTTGAACAAAAGCTCTCCATAGATGGCCACACCATCGCCCAGCGCGAACAGCGCATTCATGAACTGAAGCAAGCTGAGGACTCTCTCGTTCAGAAGCTCCGCTCGGTGGAGGCCGAGCGGGACGACGCCGGCTTTCGCGCTTTGGAAGAGGCAGACAAAGTGCAGGCTATGCTTACGCTTATGCGTAGCTTCATCGGAGACGCTATCCGCTGTGTGGCAACGGTTGAAGGCGTTGAACCCCCTACGCTCGTGACTGCTCAGGATCATGCAATTGCGCAAGGTATGCTTACCGAAAGCATGGCCCGCATCCGCAGCCATGAGCTTGAGATCGGCGGCTTGAAAGAGCATGTCAAAATGCTTGAGAACGAAACGTATTCGCTAAAGGCTTCCTTGGAGCAAGCCCAACGCCCTTTAGCTATCGAGTCCCCGCCCGAAAGCACGGCTTCTTCCACTGGAGTGATACAATCCTCAGAACGTGATTGGAGTGGGGGTGAAGCTGATAGCTTTAGCACGGGTCAGCGTGGTGTGGACCCTACTATTGCTTCCACACAGAGTTGGTCAGGCTCTCCGACGGAGGCTACATCTGCCGGGCCTGTTGGAGGCACATCAGGTGAGGAGGCAACGGCTCAGCCGGACCCTTTTGCATCGAGCCCCACGCCTCCCACAGAACCACCCAGTGCGTCGTCCGGTACTGTCGAGAGCATAGAAAGTGTTGCCTCGACAGGTTCAAAAGAACGCAATCGTGATCCTCTCACTCGTTTCCTCAATCGCAAATACTTCGATGTGACTTACTACGTTCCACTCTATGATTGGCTCAATGGAGGTGGAACGGAAGCCGACTATTACTGGAAGCCTGACCACACACCCACTGGCTTTTAACTAGCCCTTCTCCCCAACTAAAGCCGGTCCCTAAAAAGGCCGGCTTCTTTTTTATCTGAAGAAAGGAAAAGCTATGCCCAAAGTATACCTCCTTCATCACAAGACCACGCTAGAACACTTAGGCTTCATCCCCTTATGGCTCAAGGACAATGACCCCACTCCCTTAGCGCTGCAACTAGATCGCTGCTACAGCCACGGCGGCGGCTGGAAGCCCTTTGATGTCGTCACTCTCAACCGCACCAGCTACGCCTTGGAATACCCCGGCGATCCACCCCTCTACCCCATCGCCATGATCGAGGTAGAAGGCCATCAAGAGAAAGTCCTGATGTACGAAAGTGCTTGGGTAGCCATCCTCTGGCCCAACTTCACCTTTGAAGTATGCCGAATGGACTAAAAGCAATGAGAGAAATCAGGGAGCTTGACTAGCAATCAAGCTCCTTGACTTTCAGCGCTGGATGTGGTATAATGGTAGGCAGAATAGGAGATTAACACATGAGCCTTCCTTCCCCCGGATCAAATGGAATTCGTGAATGGATACAGCGTGCTGGTAAGGCCAAGGCTATGCCCGAATGGCTCGGATGGCTGATCTGCATTCCCTTTGGCCTCGCTGTGCTCTACATGCTCGGCTGGGTAGCCAATGGCATTGTGGAGCACTTCACACGATGACCTTATTCCTTCGCCTTCTTCTCAACATACTCGGCATCGGTGCCTTGCTAACAATCATCTTTGTGGCCTTGGTATTCCTAACATGGAGAGTGAGATGAGCAAGCCCCATTTCGATCCAGAGAAAAGGCTGCACTGGCCTGTGATTGATGATTACCAAGATAAACTCATTTCTCGAAAGCAGGCAGAAGCGCAGCTTAAAGACCTCGGCTGCGACGAATGGGAAATCAACCTCTATCTCGACAAGGATGATGGCGAGGACTATCTCGGAGAGAAGCCATGAACTGGGGCTATCAACACCACGCTCATGTCATCGACTACTACCTTCAATTGGCCCGGCTTGAGATAGGGCCTTTGTGGGACTACTGGTACAACCACCCCTCTCGCTATGCTGATGGAGAAGATCATGCCGATTTTATATAACTGCCACCACGCCGGGGATCAGTACCGGATCACCAAATTCGATGATGATATGAACCCACAGTCCTCCTATCTCTGCACCGAGGAAGAATGTGAATGCCCGGCTGGCGTACGTCCCACCTGCCGCCATCGCCAGATGCTGCCGCGCTTCCTCCAGCGCAATCATATCGGAGATGAATGGTTCTTCGACTTCGACCGCGGAGGGTGGGTGCAGCTTGGTCTTGAGTGGGCACAGCAACCAGAGTTGCCCGAAGGCATCACCATGATCGTCCTCGACTCTCCCGAGAAGGTCATAGAAGTTCACAACGCTATCGCTGAAGCCGTAGGTGAACCTGAAGCCCGGATCGAGCCACCTGCCAAGCGCCACATCCCGAGGAGGTTCTAATGGCCATCATCGACGATTTCAAAGACATTCATTCGCGGATGAAGGGGGAGCTTAAGCTTCAGCCTAAGGAAGCCACGCTTCTCTGTCCTAGGTGCAATGGCACAGGGCGCACCCACGTTTCTACATTACACTCCATTCCCATCTACGAAACATGCCCCGACTGTGTTGGCCAGCCACCTGAGCCATCTGACAGCTATGGCCTTGGGCCTGCTATGCCCCCGCCATATTCGAAGGTCTGTACACGCTGCAATGGGCGAGGCATGGACCCCATAAGATCAGGCCCTTGTATTCACTGCAAAGGAACAGGAGAAGAACCATGAGCACCTTTGCCAAATCCGCCGCCCCTTCTCACGCCGTCCTTATGTGGGCCGATGAGCGCAATGTCTACGCCCAACTCCCCTCAGTGAATGGCCCCTACGTCGCCATCTTCGCGCGAACCGAAGGTGGTCTTGGCGCTGCCTTGCATCAGCTAGGCGCAATGAAATGTGAACACGCGGGGGAACCCTACATCAGGCCCAACGTTCCTTCTAAGGAACTTATCTCCAAAGGTCTAACTCAGAACGACCGCGAAGCAGCTTGGCTCGCCCTTAAGAAGATAGGAGCGATCTGATGAAGAAGGAAGAACCTGCTATCTCTCAAGCGCGGATGGAAGAGCTTCTCTATATGTCCAAAGGCCTTTACTGTACCATCTGCGGCCTAACCGCCGATCCCTTCGAAGCCGTCACTGTCCTCACCATGATTCACCTGATGCTTTGGATGAACAATCGTCAAGGTGACTGCCCCACCGAGCAGATGCTTGCGGACTATACGAAGAACTTCCTTGATAACTTCAACGCCAATGAGGTGGCGTTTAAGGGAGAGTTGAATTGACCCCGCGTCAGCGCTGGAAGGCTTACTATCGCCTACTTAGAATCATCCATCGTGAGTGCCTAAAGGCCAATACAGACATGCTCCTATTCGGCACCGGTGCTGTTAAGATCACACCAGAGCCTGACTACGTGAAACACATCCCCATCAACGAGATCATCTTCCATGAATGAACCCTTCCTCATAGCGCATAAGGTCCGCGGCCAGTCTGCTTTCGATATCGCCGAGCAGATGGAGTGCCCTCTCTGTTCCGAAGGTTGCCCTGAATGTGACCATCTTGGCTATTGGTGGATCATCCCCACCTCAGGCCACCGCGCCTATCCCTCCACATACATGCACTTAGATTGTGTAACCCCTCAGCATGTAGAGATGATGAAGCACTCAAACATCTCAAATGTCCAAGACCACTACAAGGTAGGCCCATCGCCAAAGCTCGACATCAAGTCCCTCTTCCGTGCCACTCAAGAACCGAAGCAACACATAGCGAGGCGATTATGACTCACGAAGAAATGCTACTTAACATCACTGCGGCTATGCGCCAGCAGGATCAGCTAATCTTTCGCATGAGCCAATGTTCTAGCTGGTCTGAGATGAGGCCCATCTTTCAGGAATTACTAATGGGCACCCAGCGTAGAATGCAAGAGGAGTCAGATCGCATCCGATTGATGCTAGTCCCAGAGATAGTGAGGACCTATGCCAAACCAGCGCAAGCGAATCCGACCAAACCCCAAAGCCTTAGACTGGAGGGACCCACAGATGCCAGTAGTATGGCCGATGTTCGACGAATGGACCCAGAAGCCAGTAATCCTCCACATCCCACCGGAGGAGGCCCAACGGATGATGACTGAATTGTTCAACTCTGGTCGTTACTATAACTGGCGCAATGATCCTTCCTACTTCTGGAACAGAAAGGCTAAGAAATGACCAATTTCTCAACAAAAGGTGGCGTAGTCACCATCTCCGAAACCTTCGTCAAGCTTCTCCACCACTTAGACGAAGCCCGCGATTGCGCCGCGGTGATAGCCCATCTGCACAAGACTGAAGATACCGACAAAGATCGGGTCTTAGCAATGGGCTGGCTTGCTGTCGCTGAACTCTATCGGCGCAACCGCTTCACTGTCGTAGACTTAGCCAAAGGTAAACTAAGTTGAAAGGAAACAAAGTGAGCCATGCCCCCACTGAAGAACAATCCGAGATCGTCGCTTTTGCCAAATCTTCGAAGAAGAACATGATGATCCGCGCCCTCGCTGGCACCGGAAAGACCTCCACTCTAGAATCAATCGAACGCGCCGTCCCACGAGGCCCAATCCTCTACCTAGTCTTCAACCGAAAGAACGCCGATGAAGCTTCGCAACGTATGTTATCTACAACTACAACTCGTACGTTTAATTCACTCGGCCATCGCATATGGGCGGCATCCCAGTCCCGAAACCTATCGCTCAATGCGCGTAAGACGAACGATATTCTTCGTGGCATTATCGACGAGTCTCCCCGAGACTATCGGGACACCCTCTGGGGCGTCTACCACGAAGTTCTCCAAGGCGTGGGCCTTGCAAAAGCCCTTGGCTACATCCCCGAAGGCATCCACCTCCAAGCCAAGCGCCTCATAGACCGCAACTCCTTCCACTCCGCTTTAGACGAGACCCCAGATGACCTCACCGCCGACCTCATCGACACCGTGCTTTCACGTTCAATCAAGCAAGCCTACACCGGGCTCATTGACTTCAACGATCAGATTTACATGCCCGCACTGTTCGGAGGTGCATACCCTCAGTTTCCACTTGTTCTCGTTGACGAATACCAAGACCTGTCACCAGTCAATCATGCCCTTCTCTCGAAGCTTGTTCGAGGCAGGCTTATTGGCGTTGGAGACCCTTGGCAAAACATCTATGGTTTCAGAGGGGCCAAAGCGCAAGGTATTGAAACCGCGGCGGAGACATATCGGTGCGAAGGGCTGCCTTTAAGCATCAGCTTCAGGTGTCCCTCCGAGATCGTTCGGAACGTCCACTGGCATGTTCCCCACTTCAAATGGTTCTCTGAAGGAGGAAGGGTTGAGAAACCTAGTAAGCTTCATGTTGCTGATATTGACGATAACACTACTATCATATGTCGCAACAACGCCCCGCTCTTGGCCGTTGCATTTCGTCTATTAGCCGCGCGGAGATCAATCTCCATCGCCGGCTCCGAGATAGGTCCGCGCCTGATCGGCATCATGAAAAAGCTCGGGCCTGAAACCCTCGGGCGCGAAGGTGTTCTCTCCTCCATCGCGGAGTGGGAAGCGGATAAGCTCGAGAAGGAATCCAAATCCGCGTCGGACATGGCCTCATGCATGAGAGTCTTTGCTCATCAAGCCAAGGACCTAGCTGGTGCAATGGCCTATGCCGACCACATCTTCAAGCAAAAGGGCACCATTCTCCTCACCACCGGCCACAAGGCCAAAGGCTTAGAATGGCCCAACGTAATCCACCTCGACCCTTGGCTCGTGCGAAAGCACCCTGACGATCAGAACAGAAACCTAGACTACGTTATCTCCACCCGCTCCTCCGATCGCCTCACTGAGATTGAATCCGACCACATAGAATGGTGACTGAAATGCCCCTACCAAACTCGCTACAATCCTACCAAGACTGTCTCGATTTCTTCGAGAAGGTCGTTGATGATCCAAAGGGGGGCCGGGTGTTTATGGGTCTCCATAAGGATGCGTATAACTTCCGCATTCGTTGCAACAAGGCGCGGACGCTTCACCGCGAGGAGAATAAAAAGGTCCACCCAGAGAACACCCCTCTCTACGGCACCTCTGAATACGACCCCTTTCAGCTAAAGCTTCTGGAAGACACCGAGGGGAACTGGTGGGTTTATGCTGTCAGGACCCAGCTTGACCCAAGTGATGTTGAACTCCTTAGTGACTTGGAAGGCGAAGCCCCATGACAACTGATGACATCGTAAACCTTGCCCTAAGATCAATCTCATTCGCTGACTTTCAGAGCAGACTAGAAGTAGTCTCTAAGTATGAGGCTATGGAAGCTGAAGCGCGAGATAGATTTGAACGCGAGTTCTGGGCAGATAAGGACCATAAGTGATGGTGACTAAGGCCAACCCTCTCTCCTATCTGAACTTCTGGCAAGAAGCCGATGCAGAAGAAATCGGCATCTGTGTTGAATGCGAAACAGAGGAAGATAAACGCGCCTTGGTCAACGCCCTCTATGACTGCCGCAAGCTCTCAGGGGGGTTTGAGAACTTGATGATCTTCCAACCCACAACCACAATGTTCTTCATAGCAAAGAAGACAACGGAGGTAGAATGACTGAAGAACCCCAGACCGATCTAACCGCTCTCATGTCCCTCGATCCTCTCGATCTGACGAAGCAAGACCTTGATCGGATCATCGCCCACCAGCGCAAGCAACGTGTCGCACGTGAGGGTGGGGCCAAGACGAAGAAGGCTACAGGAGAGACCCCAGCCGTTGATATCAAAGCATTGATGGGCAAGATCGCCGTGTCAGCTAAAGCCCCTGCTCCAATCCCGTCTGCACCCTCACCCAAACCAGCACCCGCTAAGGGCTTCATAAGGAGGTTCTGATGCAAGTTCTTGTCGCTCTTGATAAAACCATTGAGACCTACACCTTCCCCGATGACTCAGATGTGTACTTCAAAACTGCCGCGGCTGGCTTTATTCAGATCAGTCCGCGTGGCGCGGGTAAACTACATTGGTTCAACCCCGACTACGTCATTGCCATCCTACCGGGCGGTCCAGTAGGAGATGAGTGATGGATGAAGCCATGCCAGCCCAATCCCCATTCATCACCGGAACCTTTCTCCAATTCGCTTGGGACTCTACGTCCCTTGGCTACCTCAAAACATGCCCCCGGCTCTACTACTACCACATGATCTGTGGCTACGTCGCCAAGGACGAAAGCATCCACCTTCGCTTTGGATCGGAATATCACAGTGCCATTCAAGATTTCGAAATCCACCGTGCCAGTGGTCTTCAGTACGAGGACGCTCTTAGGGAAACAATCCGGCAGCTACTTATCCGTATCAAAGATTGGGACCCAGACACGAGCACTAAGGCTGGGACGTATAAGAACCCGCGTACTTTGGTTCAACTCGTGGTGGACTATTTCGATAATTATCGCCAAGACTCCGCGGAGACCATCATCTTAGAGAATGGCAGGCCCGCGGTGGAGCTAAGCTTTCGCTTTGGCTTGGACTTCGGCCCTGTAAGTCACCCTGAAACCCAGTACCTTCTCTGTGGCCATCTGGATCGTGTTGTGACCATTAACGACAACGTCTTCGTCATTGATCACAAGACCTCTCAATCCACCATCGGTGATTATTGGTTCAACCAATTCAACCCCTCTAATCAAATGACCCTCTACACCTTTGCCGGGAAGGTAGTGATGGATATGGAGATCAAGGGAGTTGTTATTGAAGGGGCGCAGATACTTCTGGAGAAAGGTACCACTAAATTCGCCCGTGGGTTCACCTATCGCTCTGACGATCTCATCGATGAATGGCTCGCCGATCTTGAGTATCACCTAAACGCGGCCGAAGCTTTCGCCGATGCCAAGCACTGGCCTATGAATGATATGTCCTGCGATAAATTCGGCGGCTGTCGCTTCCGCACTGTCTGTTCTAAGAACCCTTCAGTTCGCGATGTTTACCTTAAGAGTGACTTCATCCAACTACCCCCGGAGGAAAGATGGAACCCGCTAAAAAGTCGATGAGAGCAATCCTGCCCCTAGGCAAGTTCCGCGTTGTAGAACGTGGACCAGATTACATCAAGATCGCTATGGGCGGCTCCACCACAATGACCGTCCTGCTCAACCACATCCATCTCTACGATATCAAAGATGGAGACCTACTTACAATGTACACAGAAGTCCTCCTAGCCCCACCACAAGGATGAAATCATGCCATCGCTAAGTGACCACCAATCCAACTCTTTCGTCAAACTCCTCTACCTCGGAGATGCCAAGTCCGGCAAGACCACCTCTCTAGCTTCGCTGGTAAAAGCCGGATACCAACTCCGCATCCTCGACATGGACAACCTTCTCGACTCTCTCAAATACGCTGTGCTGAAAGAATGCCCGGATAAGATCGGCAACGTTGAATTCCGCACCCTGCGGGACAAGTACAAAGCCGGTCCACAAGGCCCAGTCATCGATGGCATCCCTCGCGCCTTTCTCGAAGCAATGAAGATGCTCGATAATTGGACCTATCAAGATGGCAACGCTAAGGTAGAGTTCGGGTCCCCTAAGGGATGGGGCTCGGACTGTATCCTCGTCATAGACTCCCTCTCGCGCCTCTGTGACGCCGCCTACGACCAAGCCGCCTTTCTCGGTGGCCCTAAAATGGACGGCCGCGCCATCTATGGTCAGGCCCAAGACGCTGTAGAAATGATCCTCGCAAGTCTCACCAGCGACAACTTTGAAACCAACGTCCTTGTAATCTGCCACGGCAATTACATGGAACTGGAAGATGGGAAGAAGAAAATCTTCCCTCAAGGCGTGGGGCAAAAGCTCTCTCCTAAAATCCCCCAATACTTCCCGGTCTACGTCCGTCTGAAGAACACCGCAGGTAAGCGCACGATCCAGCTTGAAAGCGATGTCATGATCGACCTCGCCATGCCCAAGATGGACACCTTCAAAGACAAGACCCTCGATGCCGACACAGGCCTCGCGACAATCTTCAACACACTTCGGGGCAAGCCTGAAGTGAAGAAGCAGGAAGCTGTCACAGCGCCAGTTCTTGCCAGGCCTAAAGCGCTGACCTTACAGAGGAGAGTTTAATGAGTGATGCCACACTCAGAATCAAAAACCTATCCGTTGCCCTTAAGGCGTTATCTAGCAGCGCTGTTAGCATCGACAACTACAAGCGCATTGCTAGGATCAAAACCATCCTCGATAAAGAAATCGCGGAAGAACAGGAAAGGAAAACACGGTCGCAGCAATGGCCACCAACTAAGTCTGCCCTTGATATTGACCCCTACAACTCCGAACCGAAAGTGTGATCAAATGTCTAACTTCACCGATATCCTGAACAAACCCGCTGACGAAATCAAGCCGATGCCGACCCTGCCCATGGGCTCCTATCACACCGTTGTGATCGGACTTCCGGAACAGGGAGAGTCCTCGAAGAAGAAAACTCCATTCCTGAAGTTCACCCACAAGATCATCGCACCGCTTAGCGATGTCGATCCTGATGCTATCGCTGAATTCGAAGCCGATGGTGAAAAGATCGCCGGGCAGGATGTGGACAATACCTTCTACATCACAGACAAATCCGCGAACATGCTGAAGGAGTTTATCATCAACTGCGGAGTTGATCTGTCAGGGAAATCGATGGCTGAGGGGCTTGAAGAGGTCCCCAATACCGAAGTCATCATCTCTATCAAACATGAGACTTCCGACGATGGTCGGCGGGTCTTCGCTAAGGTCGGTTCCACCGCGTCAGTCGACGCAGCGTAAAGCTCTCCCCTACGTAGTGGTCCCCAAACCATCTCCTACGTAGGGGCCTCCCGGAAGGGTACTTGTGTCCCTTCCCACTTGAGGGGGTCGGCGCAAATGCGGCCCCCTCCTTTTCTAACCTAGGAGCAACCCTGTGCAAAAGCCCTTCCAAGTAACCGAAGAGATGATCAACGAGGTGAATGATGAAATCGCCGCGCTCGCGAATGACTCCACTGGAGCGGGGACTGGCCCGAAGAGCTTTCTTCGAAGGGCTTTCAATCCGGTTAATAGCGAAGTCCCTGAACCGATCGCCGGGGACAATCCGAGAGTTCCTCCAGAAGACCCGATCAATCCGTCACACTACCGCAAGCATCCCTCTGGGATCGAGTGTATTGAAATCACCAGACACATGAGCTTCAATCTGGGCAACGCATTCAAATACATCTGGCGGATGAATGATAAAGGACAGGACCCTGTTGAAGAATTGAAGAAGGCTCAGTGGTATATTGATGATGAAATCAAGCGACTGTCTGAGCGATGAAACCCATCCTCCTAATCGGCGAAGCCCAAGGCGAGAATGAGGCAAGGATCGGCCGCGGCTTCGTCGGGGTTACTGGCGCTGAGCTTCTACGGATGCTCGGCGAAGCTGAAGTGATAGAACTCACTACCTCAGACCGATCCTACCTCAGCAAATTCTACCGGACCAAAGACCCATGGCTCCTCGACGCCATATGGGAACTTCACCCGGAGGTAGTTCGAACCAATGTCTTCCAACAACACCCACCAGCCAACGACCTCGCCTACTTCTGCGGCGGGAAGAAGGAAGGCATCCCCGGCTACCCTATCCTTCAAAAGTCCAAATACGTCAGGAAGGAGTTTCAACATGAACTGGAACGCTTGGGTGATGAGATACTCTCAATTGATCCTAATCTTATTATATGCCTTGGCAATACTCCTATGTGGGCTATGGCTGGTCGGACTGGAATAACTAAAGTCCGCGGCACTACCTGCCTTAGCACCCACACCGTCTCTGGCTACAAGCTCCTTCTTACCTACCACCCTTCCGCCGTCACGCGGCAATGGGAACTCAGACCAACAACAATAGCCGATCTTTCCAAGGCCAACAAAGAAAAGGACCATGCCGATGTCAAACGCCCCCACCGCGAAATCTGGATTGAACCTTCCATCGATGACATTCAGAGATTCATCAAAGATCACATTAAGCCGGGCCAGATACTTTCTGTCGACATTGAAACAAGTGGCACGCAAATTACGTGCTTGGGATTCAGCCCGCGAAGAGACCTTGCGATTGTTATTCCAATCTTTGACGAACGAACAAAGAGCGGAAATTATTGGAGCACTAAAGAGCTTGAACGACAGTGTTGGGAGCTTATACGTAACGTTCTTGAGGATCAATCAATCCCAAAGCTATTCCAAAACGGAATGTATGACATCCCTTTTCTCCTCCGATCCTACGGCATCCGGGTAATGGGAGCGAAGGAGGATACAATGCTTCTGCACCATGCCTTGCAGCCGGAGGCGTTGAAGGGACTTGGCTATCTCGGTTCGATCTACACAGATGAAGGTCCTTGGAAGGTCGAGCGTAAGGGGACTGATACGATTAAGAGGGATGAATGAGAATAATCCGCACCCATGAGTCCCAACCTGATGACCTCGAGAACCAATCCGAAAGAGATTGGGTCTACAATGGTCTCGACTGTGCTGTCACCCTAGAAATCCTGGAAACCCTCTTAACTCAAACCGATGAATACACCCAACCCACCTATGAATTCTCCAAGGCCCTACAAGCCCCTGTCTTGGAGATGCAACTCCGCGGCATCCTTGTTGACGAAGCCCAGCGCGTCGCTGCGATCGATACCTTCTACGATAAGATCGACCTGCTTGAAGGCCAACTGGAGCAAATAGTGCTGGACGGAGTAGGCATGCCGACCTTCTCTTGGCGCTCTAATAAAGACCTCCAATCACTCTTCTACAACTACCTCGGCATCCCTGTCATTCGCAAACAAGGCAGGCCCACTTGCGACCACAAGGCCCTCGAGAAGATGCAACTCTACCTCGTGGCCCGCCCTATCGTCAATCATCTCTTAGTAATGCGCGAGCTTCAAAAGAAGATAGACTTCCTCAGAACAGGAGTGGACCCAGATGGACGCATCAGAACATCATACAACATCTCCGGAACAAACACTGGAAGATTTAGTTCAAGCTACTCTGAATATGGCACTGGCGGAAACTTACAGAACGTGGAGGAAAGTCTTAGAAGCGTATTCATTTCCGACCCCGGTTGGAAGTTTGCCAAGTTCGACGCTAAGTCGGGTGAAAGCTATATCGTAGGAGCCATAGAGGGAGACCTCTTCAACGATTGGAGATACTTAGATGCAGTCGAGTCTGGAGACGTACATACAACAGTTGCAAGAATGTGTTGGCCTAACCTCCCTTGGACCGGGGATATCAAGAAAGATAAACATATCGCAGAGCAGCCATTCTACAGACATTACACTTACCGTTTCATGTGTAAGAAGCTCGGACATGGATCAAACTATGGAGGCCAGCCCACCACCCTTGCGATGCAAACCAACCTCCCCGAACCCGTCGTCATCGGATTTCAGCCTAAGTACTTCCGGGCTTTCCCTGCGCATCTGCGATGGCATCAGTGGACCAACGATCAACTACAGAGGGTTGGATATCTTATTACGCTTAGTGGCCGCAAACGGTGGTTCTTTGGGAGACGTAACGATCCGTCGACTCAAAGAGAAGGAATTGCTTATAATCCCCAAGGCTCTTTGGCCGATATCGTTAATAGAGCAATGCTCCGTATCTGGCGCCAACGGCCCTGCCTCATAATGATGCAAGACCACGACGCTCTTACCTTTATGTATAGAGAAGAAAGCGAAGATGAAATCATACCAATCTTACAAAAAATGCTTGTGGAGGATATCCCACTCCAGCACGGCCGCGTCATGCGTATACCATATGATTGCAAAGTAGGCTGGAACAAAGGGGAATACTGCTGTGGCAATCGAACGAATTCTAAATGCAA